GAAGTCAGTGAACCAAGAGAAGATTGCTTCTTGAGATCTGCAAAAGACATTAGATTACCTCGGATTTTGTACGGATTTGGCTTGTATGTACTTCGTTAGTCTATCAGGTGAGATGATTCTTGTCAATCTGCTCACGCATCGCACTCAACATGGACGACATGTTGTTAAAGATTACATTCATATCAACGTGCGGTGGAAGTCCCATGCTCATGGCGGATTCCATGATACGTTCTTTCACTTCCTTTGCTTCAGGATCATCAGATAAACTCAATCTTGTATAAAGAATTTGTTGCTTGTTAAGGAGTTTCTCAAGGAGATCTACATGTTCTTTTTGATCTTCTCTAGACATAGATCCGAATTCAAAAACACTTCTATAAATCTCTTCCTGTAATTGTTGTATTTCAGATAACTCAGCACGAACAACTTCAGAGTTAAAAAAACTCATGACTCCTCCAGAACAATTTTCTTCAAGATAGTTTTAAAACGATGTACATCAATATTTAGAAATGGAGAATATTTTTTCATTCTCAAACTGACGGTTTCCCACACTGGATCTTTTAGTTTCTTATCAAAGTTTCCTTTGAATTCAAGTATGCGATCAAGAATCACCAGTGTTTCAATCGATATCTCACCACCCAAATACTTCTTCAGGATGATTGGGTGACCATTCTTCCTTGCAAATATGGAATCTATATCCTGATTTGCAAGGACAGATTCTACTTCTTCTTTGAAAATATAAGAGAGTGATTGATTCCTTTTCTTCCATTGTTCATATCTACTCTCACCATCGCGTATCATTTCTCCTATCCAAAGCTTACTTGGATCAGTGCAGGTGATAAAGTTAGATACAAAGAAATCAATAACTTCTTGATCAGATTTATTTCGAGCAAGTTTCTCAAACCAAAATCTGTCTTTACGTTTATAAAAAGTTTGTACAGTCGCACGACTCTTACCACAATACTTGTGATAGTCATACTTCTCTTTGGTGAAGTGGTTTTTCAAAGAGAGGTATTGTTTATAGGCATCAAAGGGCATCATTAAAAAGTAATACAGAGAAATTTTTGCCGGAAAATTTTTCCGCTAAAAATGAATCAGAGAGGCAATTTTGCTCTAGAACTTCTCTTCAGAAAATTTAGTTCTATTGCTTCGTACTTTATTTTTTCTTTGAGTGGTTTTGAAATTAGTTTTGGAACAGATTCAATATCGATATTGTTTAGTTCACAGAAGTGAAGGATCGCATCGATGTAATTCATCCCAGTGTGTGTTTGCACAAGCGATTCGATTTCTTGTGCAAACCGAGAAGGACAGAAAAATTTACTCTCCAATACTTTTTCTAGTTCATTCTCCATTTGACCCAGTATTGTGATGTACAAATTCTTTAATATAACGTACTAATAATTTAATATAATCCCCTTTGTTCCTTTTGTCAAACACTTTGATCTCACCACCAGGCGTGACCATTAGAGTGATGAGTTTTTTAATAGGGATTCCAGTCAATTCATAATATGCCGCAGCATAAAACATTTCCTGGACAAAATAATTTTCAATCCACTTCTCTGGTTTAATCTTAGTGGATGTCTTAAAGTCTATGACTGCTAGTTCTCCATCATATTCCGCAATACAATCAACTCTACCAGCCAATCCAAGATATTCTGAGTAGAGAGTGCGCTCAATAGCGTGTATATTATTTATCTTATCTAGTTCGGGTTTCAAATGATGAAACATAAACTTAGATGCAGGTAGATAATTGTTCCAGTCTAGGTCTTTATTTAAAAGATAATCCTGACAGACTTCATGAAAGTCAGTTCCTCTTGCTGTTGCTTGTCTTGTGATTTTATTTGCCTCTTCAATACCAACTCTCTTTCGCCAGTCAACAAAGATCTGACGATTATAGAAAGAAGTTACAGAAGTAATCGAAGGCACCCAGTCTCCATTGGGAAGATTGTAGAGACGGATGCCATTCGTTTCTTTCTTTTCTAGTTCAAGATCACCTAAAAAATTACAATGAACAAAACTCATAGATTCAATTCCATTTTAGCAAGAATGTATTCTTTCACAAATCCAGAGCGAACAATATCATCAACTCCAAACTCAATAATATCAATTGAAGGCATAATACGAAGGACTCTCATGAAGTCAGCGATACCATTTCTTTCGTTGGTTTTAATCAAGTCAGATTGAGTGGCATCACCACAGAACATAATTTTAGAATCTTCACCTACACGAGTAATTATACTATCAAGTTCGTGATAATTCAAGTTTTGGAATTCATCAACAATAATGATTGCTTTGTCAAGAGTTGTTCCACGGATGAATGAAGTACTCCAGAAACTAATTGTACCTTGAGTTTTCAGATTACCATAAAGCATTTCAAAGTCTGCATCTGTTGGCAGAGCAAACATATACTTCACCATATTCTTATAAGGAATCTGATACAGTGAAGATTTGTCTTCATGATCACCAGGTAAGAAACCGATCTCTCTAGTCGCTACAAGGGATCTAACGATGTAGATCTTCTCATAGGGTGTGTTCTCATCTAGAACGTCTTGGAGGGCATTGTAGAGGGTGATGAAGGTCTTTCCAGTACCAGCACACCCATAAGCAACAAGGTGGGATCCTTTTTCATATGCCTCATACAGAAGTTTTTGATTTTCTGTCAGAGGTTCAATGTCACGCATCAAGTCTGAGTTGATGGGTTTTTTTCTCTTCATCTGTTTGACAGTAAGACCAACTCCAATTGGTTGATCAGGATTCTTTTTTCTTCTTGGCATATTAGACGGGTTTTACTCGTGAACCAGGGGCTTTTGATGCTTTACGGAGAACATCATTCCACCCAGGGTGTTTAACCCTGAGTTTGTCATAGACTTCTCCAATCTCTCCAGAATTTGGACAAGTTGAAGGATCACTCCAATCTCTATCCCATTCTGGATTATCTAATTTCCACTGGTCCCATTCATGAACACTCATTTTTATTTCTTTTTGTTCACCAGTTTCTCTATTAACAACGGGATATACTGCCATAAAAAATTAATAAATTAATGTAATATTTAGACCCATTCTAACGCTTCTGCAACTGTGGGGAACTGTTCGATAAAGACTTTCTTACATGCCTCAGCAACTTGCATATGTTCTTTCTGAGTTCCATTTGCAGAACGCAGATTGATATAGTGAATCCATGACCGACATGAACCAGACATATAGATTCGAGTAGGAGTGCAGAGAGGAAGAACATTGCGAGCACACTCTTTTGCAACTCCACGATCCAACATCTGCTGATACAATGCCATAGATGAATCAAAAAGAGTATTCATCTGACGGGTAAGAAGATCAATCGTTTCTTTATCCAAGTCATCAATACTGTTCTGACGATTCTTCGTGTCCTGACGACGGAGTTCTGGAAGGGGGATCGCCTTTGAGAGTAAGGAACTATCAGCATAGCGTTGGGAAAACTCTTGATATGTGAACGAACGATGCCGGAGAATTTGAGCTGCGATAGCACGAGTAGTCTCAATCTCCAGTGTCATAAACGATTGTTCGAACACAGACCAGTGGTTGTGCTTGATACAATAACGTAAAAGACCTGCATAGTTATCGTTTTCTTGATTGGCAGGGTTAGAAACCCTAGCAACGTATGCCATAGTCTTTTCAGCATCAGGAGTGACACTGATCAGTTTAACTTTATCAGTCTGGGTATCCATCATCGTCATAAAATACTTCGTCGTAATCTGAAAGGTGAGGAATTATATCCTCATAGTTTGGTTTGTATGCATCAACATCAGAATAAACCTCTGACTTTAGACATTCTACCAGAGATTCTAGGTTTCTGACAATCAGCTTAAGCTTTTCTTTGTCCATCTCGTTTAACGCTGACAAAGCTAATTATAGACAAAAAAAGAGGGGTAGTCAACCCCCCTATCAGACTATTCTAAAATCCTCCGACAGATCCTTTTACATGTTGATTGATCGTCTTGACATTCTATGAGGCAATTGTAGTAGTCATTCAATAAATTACTTTCGTCAATTGTTTTATCTATACTGTGTCCAAGGTCACTGACACTTTGCTTCCAACCCGCAAGTTGGTTATACGAAATTAGATTGTGCATGATACCTCCATGCGATGTAACTCATAATAAAGTTTGGTTAGGATACATTTTCTCACCCCATAATTCTATTACTATCTAGGTAAATTGTCAGCAAACCTTAACAAAAATTTATGCCTACTAGTTTATACCTATAAAAAAAGGGAGAACTAGTCTCCCTCAAATATAAAAATTT